ATCAGGATTATCTGTAAAAACAATATTGCAAGATTTAACAGAAAAAAATGAAAAATATAGAACAATTAAAATATTAAATAAAGAATTTATCACACCATTTATTCAAACATTTAATGAAATGATTTCAAGCGATAATATTCGTTTTAGAGTTATATCAAAAGAGACTTAATATGCCTGGTAAATTTCCATTTGCGATTGAATCATTAACATCTTTAAAAATAGTTAAAAAATCAGGTGAAAGTTTATCTATTGTTCCGTGGATTTCCGGTGGAACAAATCCTCTTATCTCTTTTGCTTTAAATGAAAGTATGTTTAGTCCACTTATGACTGGTACTCTTGTCATAAGAGATACTGGTGAATGGTTAAGAACATATACAGTTAAGCCAAATGATGAGATACAATTTACTTTAAATACTAAAAATATATCTGGTACATTAAATAGAGATAGAAATGATTCGACAATTAAAAATTATGAGTTAGTTTTTGAAATCACAAATGTTAAAAATACAATAACTGTTTCTTCTGAGGATTTTCAAACAGCAACAGAAACTATAAAAGCTCTAACAATAGAATTTATTTCTAAAAGTATTTTAAATAAAGAATTTTTAGATTCTATTCTTGGAGAAGAAAATTTTATAGGCCCAATATTTTCTGAAGAAGCAGATAGTTTTACTTTACGGGGATCAGAATCACCATCTGTACAATTAAATGGATTTAATTCTTATATTAAAGATAAATTTAATATTGAAATAGATGGAGATAAAACTTGGAATTATTGTTATTTAAAGAAAAATAATATTTCATATCCTTGGGGTAAAATTCAAGGACAACCAACTATATTACAAACTCTGCAATACTTAGCAGAAAATGCTGTAAATTATGATAATAATACAGCAGTTAATTATTTATTTTGGCAAGATTTGAATGGATATCATTTTAAATGCATAGACAAACTTATTAAAGATGATGAAGAATCAGAAGATAGAGTATTTACAATTGGTGATAATCAATTTTCACCAAGTGTAATTCATGCTTTTGAAACAATTAGTGAGTTTGATAATCTTGCATTACTGAATTCAAATATCTATTATTCTTGGTATGAAAGAATATTACCAAATTATGCAGATCCATATCTTGATTTCATTGATACATCGTTAGGATTAACAAGACAAAATGTAATTTTTGATATTAATCAAGAATATAATAAATTTTCTCATCTTGAAGAAGAATCTTTAATTCCAAAAACCTTTTTTGATAAACCTGGATTATCTTTATCACAGAGTCAAAGAATTGATGATGATGTATATGGATTTTATTCTAAAAACAGATATAACACACCGTTTCCTCAATCATGGGAGTATCTTGGTTTATCTGCCGATACTAGATTATCAAATGTAGTTTGGCAAAATCAATTTGATATTGACGACGAAGTATACCCAGAAATATTATATGGATATGATAAATTAGTTAAAAATAAACAATTTAAAAATAGAGAAAAATATACTAAGTTAAAAAATGCTAAACGCAAATGGGAAGTATATCGTTGTTCGGTTTGTTGTACAGATCAACTTGGTGGTACGGCAGATCAAGCAATTTTAAATAATTTAAGCCCAGATAATCCAGATTATGTTTACTATTTTGGTGTAACCGGAATATTTAAAGAATTTTCAGATGATTATAGTGTTGTTGCTGCTGGAGCGTTTTCAGATGTTGTAAATTATGATATTGGTATTACATCCAACAATGGATTAACATTATCATACGATATGAATTCATATCCATATAATCAAACAATTAGTCAATTTTATAATCTAAAATTAGATTTAGAATCGATTAATAAAACAATTGATGACGCATTATCAAAATATGTAAAAGAATTAGATGAAGTACAATTACTCATTTCAAATATTGAACAATTTAATTCTAAAGTAGATGGTTGGATTACTCAAGCAGTCGAATTTGCATATACTAATTTATCACCCCCATTCAAAGAAACTTGTTTATCAAAAGCAACAAATCCAGATGCAGATTCATTTGGCCCTGGAAGTGGTAATGAATGTTGTAACAATTTAGATGCAGTTGGTGATGTAATATCAAATAATCAATGTGCTGATCCTGGGGCATTTTTTACATGGGGTCAAGATGAAGGACCAAGAGATGATTTAAATTATGTTAGAAAATATATTCCAGGTACTTTAAAATTTGATTTTGGAACTACATGTAATGTTAAAAGGCTACCATTATATGTAAATCTTCGATATGCTGGGTCAGATCCTATCAGTAAAGCTGAACTTTTAACTTTTACGGGTCACTGGCATGTTTTGCTTAAATACGGAACTGATATTGTTTCTAATATTCCATGGTATCTTACATCATTTGGTTGCCCAGATTTAGTTGATGGTCCAATGGGTTATCAATTACCATTTCAAAAACCAGGTTTTTTATATGAATGCACTAAAAGTAAACTCGTAACAGGAAGATATCAAAGTACTTATGAATATTCTGAATTTAGAGAATGGGATGTTGTTGGGGAAGGTGATTGGCTAGATGATAATCTGAGATTAGGTGTTGAAAACGAACAAATATGGTGTGATACTTGTTTAGATCCAGTTGCTCTTGAATTTACAAAATATGAATATATTAAAGTACTCAAAGAAAAAAAATTAAGACAATTTGTTTTAAATGAATTAATAGCAAAATTGACTCTATTAAAAACTTCATACCAACAAAAATATCAAGAATTTTTAAATCGAAAAGCATTTTTCATATCTAAAAATCCATTTGATTCTGAAGTTTCTGGAAATATTTTAAACAAAAAATCAAAATTATCATTATTTAATATTAAATCTATAAAAAGAAAACCAATTCGTGGTAGTAGATATGAAATCTTAGCAAATAAAATAGGAATTACAAGTGGTGTTGGTTCTTATGTTTATAACATTTATTTTGATGATAATAGTTCCAGAAAACCAGGAATAACAGGAAATCATCCGTATTATGATCAAAAATTTAAAGGATTTACTTTTGGGGCATATGCATCAAAAACAGCATTTGATATAGTTAAATATGATTTTGAAGATTTTGTTTATTATGATAATTCTTTAAATCGATTTAATACAGGAACATCCACAGAACCAATAGGAATTATACCAAATACTCTACCAGATGGTATTCCTGGATCTTTAATCTATGATAATTCTACATTTGAATATCCAATGGAATCAACTATTGATGTAAATGGTACAATTAGTAATTATTTTGATATAGATCTCACGAATATAACAAATAGTTTAAATGTATTTAAGGATGAAGTCGATAAAATTCCATCATTAGAAAAAGAAAAAATTAGTTCCTATGTTAGAATTGAATTTATTAATCCAATAGGTCTTGATAAATTAGTAGATTTTCCAACAGGATTTATACGAGATGCTGGATCTGAATATTTCTTACCATATCTTGTACAACTAACAGCTGGACCAAATGGGCGACAAACTATACAAAATAATGTAGTTGTTATTGGTATCGATCCATATGGCTTTGATGTGGCTATAAAGAAAACTAAAACAAAAAATAATTATTCCGATTATAAAGAATGGGGAAATTATTGGTGGTATACACCATTAAATAAATTAAGATTAGCAAATAAGACAAAAGATATAAATGATATGTCTTTATGGGCTGAAAATTCATTTGAAAATGAAAAAACATTTTATGAAAATAATGGAGAATATCTTTACAATATAGGAGAAGATTTTACAGAATTTGATAATTATATTGGAACAGTTGGGCGATTATTTAATAGAACATATGATACCGGATCTTTTTATCCAGAATTTAGTGTAAATGTTTTATATGATAGCATTAAATCTGGACTTGAAAATATTAAAAATCCAAAAAAATATTTTTTACCTATTTTAGATGGATTTAATAGATTTGTTGAAATCGATAGACTTTTAGATACAAAAAATATTAATTACGCAAAATATGGTTCCTATAATCTTTTAGGTTCTCATTTACATTCGAATGTGAGAAGAAGTTGGTATGACTTCGCATATCCAACAAAAGCTTATATTGATACCTTACTCACGAATATAGCAAATTATAATAATTTATTAGGTCAAAATAATAGAAGATATGGACATATTTACGATGATTATGATGTAAGTGCTGCTCCAACATCATCACTATTGAAATCAAATGATTTTATAGCTTTTGGTGGAAATGATTTTTTATTAAATTTACAAAATGCTATAAAACTTAAAGATACAACAGCTTTAAGAACTTTCTTGACTCAAAATGAAATTACAAATCTCCGTGTTGATGATATTTTTGAAATAGAACAATTAAATCAAATTAAAAATTCATCAACCAATACTAGTATTTTTAGTGATGATATCGATAGGTATCTTACAGGAGATTTATTAATCTATAGACCAGGATTAATAACTTCTCAGGTTTGGAAATATGATATATTTGGTGATTCAGAATATGGTTTAATTTCTCCACCAACATTACCACCAGAATACGATCTTTTCGATAACAATTTCGCGGCTCAGTTTGTAGTTTTTGGTAAGGGTGTAAATGGAAATATATGCAAAGAACTCGGATTGAAATGTTTAAATCCGAAAGGAAAGACTGATAATTCTAATTGCGAGCCAAATGATCCATATTGTAATTGTCCTGGTAAAAATTTAATACCAAAAGAACCAGAACCATCATATAAAGAACTAGCAATGGCCTTTGAATCTACCAAAGAATGTAGTTTAATAGAAAAATCTTTAGGATCTGAGTATCTTGGTTGTATGTTATCTGATCCAGAAAATGTAGTTTCTTGTAACTGCCCAGAACAAGGGCTATATTATCCAACATTCTTAAATACTATACGATCAAATGCTACTTTCTATGTTACTCCACCGAAAACTCCACTGAGAAGACAAGCTCAGATGACACTATTTAATGCTCAACAAGCTGTTATGACAATTTTTCCAAACGATACTTTAAAAATTGGAGATATTATCACAGTTGCGCGTGGCAATGCAATTGGTGGTAAAGATACAGTAAACGGCAAGTGGATGATTACTGGTATTAGTAGAGTATTTAAATCATTCAATGTTGAGATGATGGTTGTAAACTTATCAAGGGATTCTATAAAAAAGAATAATTAGAGATAAATAAAAATATGAAATTGTTTAAAAACGTCTATTCCGATATACCGATGTTTTTTAGTAAAAATAGTTTTACTGGCGATGTAAATTTAAAAAAAGATTCAAATGCAATCAAAGAATCTATTAAGAATTTAATACTCACAATTAATTATGAAAGACCATTTGATGCTGAATTCGGAACGCCAGCAGCAAATGGTTTATTTGAAAATCAATATGATTTTAGCTTTTATGTAGAGAATGCTATTGCAGCTGTAATAACAAGATACGAACCCAGAGTAGATTTGAATAAGATTACATCAACATTTAATACAGATAAAACAGTTTCTGTTGATATTCGATATACCATAACAGAATTTAAACTACAAGATAGCATGAAACTTATAATAGAAAGAGCCAGATAATGCCATCATACCCAAATTTAACACCAGATTTAGGTAAAATAAATTTTAGTGATATTAAAATAAGTATCACTAATTATTTAAAGAATCAAGATTCCCTCAAAGATTTTAATTTTGAGGGATCTGTGATGCAGACTCTTATCAATACGCTGGCATATAACACATATTACTATGCATTTTATGGTAATATGGTAGCAAATGAGTCTTTTCTTGATTCGGCACAAAGATTAGATTCTTTAATATCACTCACAAAGCCTCTCGGCTATTTTGTTCCATTACGAACATCCGCAAAGGCAGTCATTAATATTTCTGGATTAACTGATAATATTCCAGAATTTTGTTCTTTTAAAGGATTAAATTCTGATGGAATTGTATATAATTTTTACACCACAAAATCATATGATGGGGGTTCTGGACAAGTTTTAAATGTAGAATTATATGAAGGTAATTTAGTTAAAAACTTAGAAGTTACAAATTTATTCGATAATATTAAACAAAGATTCTTTATAAATGATCCAAATATAGACGCATCTACAATTAAAATTAGAGTAGCTAAAAATGGACAAAACACATCTACGGCAATTGCAACACCATGGACTGTAATTGATATTTTTGGATCTGTTCCAGCAGTAAATCAGGATGTCTTTTACTTAGAACGAGCAAATAATGGTGTCTATGTTCTTTTTGGAAAAACAAATAGTTTAGGAAATAGTGTTGATGGAAATGCTGACGAAATTTTTGTAGACTATTTAAGTTCTAGTGGGGTTGCTGCTAATAATATATCTGCATTCTCATTAACACAACCCGATATCGCAGAAAATGTTGGTATTGGCTTAGTGCAAAGTTCTCAGGGTGGTAAAAATGAACCTGATATTGATCTAGTAAAATTCGCAGCACCAAAAGCATTTGCGGCTCAAAATAGAGGTGTTACAAAGGATGATATCAAGGCATTAATTGCTCCATTTTTCGAATCAGCAAATGATTTTAATGTTTTTGGTGGTGATGAAATATTTCCACAAAGATTTGGTAGAGTTTTCTTTACAGCAAATCTAAATCCAAATAATGACGAAGATGCTTTAAAAATACAAAATATTTATGATATATTATTAGATAAATGTGTAGTTACAATATTACCAGAATTTACTTTACCAAAAAATCTTACAATATTAAATGACGTAACTTTTAAATTCGCATCTACACGTTCCACAAGTTCTCCGGTGGTGGATCAAAATGTTAAAAATGGTATTAAAAATTTATTGTTAAGTAATTATAACTCATCTGGTAAATATAATTTTGAATTTAAAGCAACTGATGCCATTACTGATATTGAATCTGAATATCCAGAGGTTTTAATAGAGCCTAGTGATTTTAGAATTTATTACACAGAGACATTTAATACTAATGGTTTGATTACTATAAATTTAGAGAATGAACTTGATATTCCATTCTTTATTGATTATGAAATCACTGGAGAATTTAAAAATAGATTAAATCAAACTGTAAAATTAGCAGCCTATTATACTCCAGCACAGAATAAATTTGCATTTTTTAATCTAAAAACTTTGAAAAAGAATTCTGATGGTACATTTAGTTCTTCTGCTGAAGTTTTAGGTAGAATAAATGTTAAAAAAGGTATAATTGAGATTTATGATAAACGTTTTTCAGGAACTTCTGTTGCTGTATCAGTTGATTTTAAAAATAGTTATTTTAAATCAGCTACAAACAGTTTAGTATCATTTATAACAAATTCAGTAGAAATTAACTAATGATTTCCGGTTTTAGCAACAATGCCATAAAAAATATAAATCATACTCTTGATGAGTTTCTTGATTCTATTTTATCTGATTATGATGATAAATTTGCTCAAAATATTCAAGAAGCAATAACACAGAGATCTGCTACGAATAGTGATGTTGATATTGATTCTATTACTGGGACTTCATGCACAACTAACTTTGATATTAGTAGATTGATTCCTCTCTGGGTTGTTAGAGAAAAAAATGCACTTGTTGCTGCTGGAGAAACAAATGTAATTTCTGTATTTGATTTTTTACAGAAATATTATGATTGGCTTTATTGTGATGGTGAAGATGGAGCACAATATTCTTTATCAAATAGTCTTTTAGATGTTATTGATGTACAGAAAACAAGAGAAGAATTTTTACGCAGAATTTACTCTGTTTATTTTAATTCTTTTCCATACGATGACGTAAAGAATAATAAAAATATTGTATTTGATTTGCAGACTGCTAGAGATTTTATTGTAAGCATTAAAACTTCTTTACATAAAAGAAAAACTAATAAAGAAGCAATTCGATATTTCTTTAATAAATTATTTTCTATATCTGAAGAAGATATAGAAATATATTTTCCAAAAAAGGATATTCTACGATTAAATGGTGGAATGTTTGAAAACAATCAGTTTGCTTTTATATCAGCTACTGGTGATTATGAAAAAACAAATATTTTAGGATCGGCCTTAAATATTTCAAGATTTCAAGATAATGATTGGTTTCATGATTGGTCATATCTAGTCTTTTTAGGCCATACTCAAGATACTAAAGATTTAAAAGATGCCTATGTTAAATCATTACACCCTGCTGGATTGCGTTTAGTTTTTGGTAAGCAAATAACAGATTATCAGGGGCCGGGAGTTCCAGATGAAGACTCTAGAATCTGTGAATATCCTATGCTTAAAAACTACGCTCCTTATCAAATGGGTTCGACATATCCATTTATAGGAAATGCATTTGGATTCAGTTTATTTGGAATTTCTGGGTGTTCTGGGTGTCTTGGTACATTCGTTACACCAACGGCTACATTAGGCTTTACTGGACCGACACACGTTTTACCAACCTGGGCTGGATTAAATCAACCATTCTTTGACATAAATATTTTAAGTTTCATTTATATGTGCTATGCCTCTGGTGTGACTAGTCCAAATGAATTTAAGACTTGCGAGAATTGCTAATGGCAAATAAATCAAATATATTAAAGAACTATTTACAAGATATCGGAACAAAAACTCAATTGTTCTTTATGTTTGGTCAAACACCTACAGCAATATCAAGTAATACTGATGATGCAGCTATTGACGTTTGGAAAAATGCTGATTTATCATTTAAAGTAGCCAAAAAAGATTCTGTGGCTGTTATACCAAATATTACATGGACTTCAGGTAATGTTTATAAGGCTTGGTCTACTAAGTCTGTAAACACTGGTGCTTTTTATGCATGGAATAAAGTAAATGGTATTGTATACTTATGCGTTTCTAATAATTCTTTAAATAGAAAAGATTTATTTTTAACGAATGCATCTACACAAATACCAAGTCACTCTTATGGATTAGCAATGTATTCTGATGGATACATCTGGCTTCCTTTATATAAAATAACTGCCGATTTGTTAAGATTTGTTAACTCGACGTGGATTCCAGTTATTTCTTTTGATGATTATAGAACAAATGATACGTCAAGATATTCTAGAGCACAAAAGTTTTGTTCAAATGATCAAAGCACAAAAGGTAACTGTGGATTTTATTTTAAGAAAACAACACAAATACCAGCAACATCATCTACATTTACAACAAATACACAGGGAACAAAATACATAGAATTTCCAGATGTTGATTGTGGTATTTGTTATTATCTGACTGAAAATAGTGATGCGTATAGCAGTTATTTTTCTGTAGAAACATTACCGACTACATTAACTATTAAAGATGGTTTTGATGAAATCAAAGATCTTGTAGATAATAAAGTCATATCACCATCATCTCCATATTATTCCCTGTATCAAATTTCAGAAAATGGTCTTGATGATGGCGCAATAGTATCTGCATTCTTAGATCTTTCATCATTTGATCAAAGCACTTTAATTGTTGGCGAAGAAAATCCAGAAATAACTGTATCTAGTGCAACTGGTTCTGGTGCAAGAATAAGATTTTCAACATATAAAAATGCTAGTGGTTATAATATAATTCAGGGTGTGGAAGTTATTAGTACTGGATATGGTTATAGAGATATACAATTAAATTCATTGCTAGTTGTTATTTTTGATATGAGTGCTTTATTGGCAGCTATTGAAATAAATCTTGACACTATTGATGGACTGAATTTCGATCCCGTATCGGCTCTTGGTGCTGAGAATATAATGTTTGATATTCGTCTTGAAACAAATACAATGGTTCAGGATGGGGTTGTAATACCAGATCAAATAAATTTCTATGGTTTAGTTGAAAATCCAATTGAAAATCTTGGATCTGGATTGGAAATTGTTGCTGGATCTCAATATGGTAAAGATTTATCGTATATTGAGTCAACAACCACAAAAGTAAGTTTATTATCAGGAAGTCCTGTTAAAAACTCAGGAAACACAAC